AATTCATCATCCGAATCGACGTTAATGGATTCGCTAATAGACTTAGTAACTCCTTTGGTCTGATTTTCAACTAATTTAACCTCTTTGGTATTAGTCTTTTCTTCGCTATTTACAAACCCGTTTTCATTGATGGTTTTAACCGTATGATCAACGAATGATTGAAGCTTTTCAGTTTCTTTAACACCATATTCGATGTACTTAATTACTGAATCAACACCTTCAACTATATAATCATTATGAGAAATTACTTTGTCAAGTTGCTCGTTGAGATGTTCTTGATAATTCCAACGATTAGACGATTCGTTAGCTACATATTTTCCATATTCGATTGATTGATCTGTCTTTTCAGCAATCATCTTGGTGTATTCGATTGATTGATCTGTCTTTTCAGCAACCACCTTAGTGTATTCGATTAGATGATCAACGGATTCTGCGAGCTTCTCTGAGTAATTGATACCTAGATTAGATTTCTCTCCAACTAACTCAGCGTAATCTTTTACTCGTTCGAGATTTTCAACGATGTAATCATTATGAGAAATCAATCCTTCGATTGATTCCTGTAAAGCATTAACTTGCTTTGCGACCGCTTCAGTGTATTTGATCAAACCTTCGTTAACATTCTTTCCTTCATTAGGATTTTTAGCGGATTCTTGAATCTTTGATTTCATAGCCTCAAATTCGTTCTTGACGAGTTTAGTATATTGATTGAAATCCTCGATTGAAATGTATTTGGAATTGTCCATTTCTTTGTTTTCTTTTATTTCGGTTTCGTTATTCGATTCTGTATCTTTGATGGTCCAAGGAACCTCGAAAAGCTGAAGATTGTCATCTTCAGCTAATCCAAAACTTTCATTAACTCTTTTTAGCTCGGCGTTTGAGAATCCAGGAGTAGCAACAAGGTCATATGTGAACATCTTTTTGATTTTTACGTGACCGTTACTTTCTACGATTCCAGCGGCTCTACTAGAAATATGTAGAGGGACGCCTGCATCAACCAACGCCATAGCGTTTTTACCTGCTTCGGTATTTAGAAGACGAATTCGTCCAATAACCTGTTTCTTCTCCTTATCGTAATGAAGTTCTTCTATCACATGAGAAGCGTTCTTCAAAGAAATGTCGAATGATTTAGGATGGTCTAATTCTCCAAGAAGTTTATTACCTGCGCAAAGCTTTTGTAGTTCGTTTACGTGAGGGATTACTTCTTTTTCATCGTATACCCTTTGATTGTTGTTTTTAACTCCAATCTCGGTGAAAACTCCCTCAAGAACATACTTATCGTTTGTTCTTGCGACGGCGAGTTGGCTTTCCGATCTCTCAACTACGAGAAGATACTTATTATTCATTTTGTGAAAGCTGATTTTTACTATATATCAAGATCCGACATTTTGTTTTACATGCCGGTTATTTCAGATGCTTTTTTAGCGGCAGCTAATTTTTCTTCGTCTTCAGAGATCTTCAATTTCTTATTCAATCGAAGATCCTCAGAAGATAATCCAAGGAATCGTTGAATGAGGAATTCAGAAGCAAAGTACTTGATTTCGTTCATATTTGCATCGGTTTCTACCAATCCATCTTTCATAGAAGTCACGAAATCTAATCGCTTTTGAAGGATTTCAATTTCTTTCATTTCTTCAAATATATTGTACTTATTGTACTTAACCCCTATTTGAGATTTGAAAGCATCATCTTCCTTCAATTGAGGGAAATCTAAACACATCTGAATCCATAAAGGTTTAACTAGAATCTCCTGAAAAACTGAACGAAGTCGAGTTACGAATCGACCAAATTTAATTTCGTCACGAGTCATTCCTTCGGCATTCATTTCCCATGAAGGAGGAGATTCCATATCGAATCTCGACAGAGGAATCTTAGAAACCTTAATTAGTTTTTCTCTAAAGTACTTAAGAGCCTCAGTGTCAGAAAGATCCGGCCCATCATTTCCGATAGTTTCAATAGTCGGTTCTCCGGCTTCTCCGGAAGGTAGCCAATATTCTTTGTTGAAAGGCATCATAGCCTTTCCGTTAACTTTCAATTCGCCAGATTCTGTATCAAAGTCAATTTGCTCTCGGTAATTTTGCATAATAACACCAAGAGATTGCCTAGCCCGTGTTTTAGATTTACCTCCGACCGGAATTACGAATTTAGTCTTGAACGAGGCATTCACAGTAGCCCAAATTACTCGAGAATGCTCCATGATACGGAGCAAATTAAATGATCTAACTAGTCGCTCAACGTAAGACACTCTTGATGAGGTATTAACGTTAGCATATGAGATGTATATGAGCTGAGAATCGTAAAGAACTCTTTCTTTCCCGGGTTGGCTCTTAAATTGCTTCCAGATCTTCTTACCTTCTTTATCGAGACCGGGTTCTAGAGTGATTGGATCTAGCTCTTTGAAACCGATAATTCTATCTTGTTCTTTGTTGTAGATAATTTCGAAAGCTAAATATCCATCAACTAACCACTTTCGGAAATAGGACCAGGCAGCAATATCATTATTGAAACCGAAGTATTGATAGACTCTCTTGAAGTTAGTTTCAAGAGCAATTTTGATAGCTTCTAGAGTTCCTGGTTCTAGAGTTTCATCATCAAAGGCGAGGGGAGAACAAAAGTAGTTCTTATCATCATAAACAACACATTCATCACATAAAGTGTCTAGAATCTCTTCTATTTCATCTTGAATAGCAAATTTACGAAGATCCTCTCTTTTCTTTGGATATGATTTATCAAAAATCGAGATAGATTTACGAAGATTGATATCGGTCATTGACAAATTAGCAAAAAGAGCGTAATCGTCGTATTCTCCGCCGGCTGAATTTCGAGGATCGAGCCTCCAACCAAATCGATCCTCGTTGATACCAATAGCCTTAGAATTTCTAAGAACCATATCATCATACATCATCCCAAACGATGATAAAGATTTCAACGCCTTAGATACGAAATTTCGAGATTCGGCCGTAGGGCGTCCAGCATAAGTTTCTTCGCGATTTACAAATCCAGCCATATTATTCTCGGTATTTTGAAGACTATATATTTATCTTATCTTCTTCATTTTATGAAGACATATTTTCTCTGTTTCTTAGATTCTTCAATCTTTCGTCGGTTCTCAGAGGCTTTTCCGTTATACTCGATGACATATTGCCGAAATTGATTGTAAAATGTAAACAAATTGGTTTTACCTTCGATTTCCGGGAAGATCTTTGATTGATCCAATCTAATTGCTTTATCCCAATCCTCATAACAAACACATATTTTTGGTTGAATGATACCTTCCGGTAGATAGTATCTAATTGCCCAAGAAAATCCTAAGGGATTAAGAGCCATCTTCAAATTATATATGTCTAGAAGAATCGGAGCCTGATCATTCGCTAGTTGACCTTTCTTTTTAATTGCAGATTCATACTTAGGAGCATACATTTTTCGAATTCGATTGATAATCTCCTGACGTATTTTAGGTGGATACCAACTAATGTTTATTCCAACATTACATATAGAATTCTGAAACTTAACTTTACCCAGAGCAAGAACGATCGGATGTCTATCCCATGGATCGAGAACTTCTCGGTATTTAGCGATGTACTTGAATATGTAAATCTTACCCGGTTGAAGCCAAGGATCTGTATTTATCTGAACTCTTTGATTTCTAGTATCCTTCAATTGTTCTAGAAACCATTTATACGCTTCAACTACCTCCTTCTCTTTATCTGAATTATCTTCAGTTTTTTCTCCTTGAGTTGATTGAACTTGAAGGAGTTCAATTACTCCTCGAAAAAAGTCAAGCAGAAACTTCATTCACTGATAATGATTTGAAAAAGTCTTCGGTTACAATTTGATATTTCCACCCTTTGGCATTTGCAAATTCTTCAGCCGCTGCTCTTTTACATGTATTAGTTACCCAAGCTTCATATGACCACTTGAAGGATTCAATCGATCTCTTTGTCATTTGCTTAGGTTTTTCTGGCTTTATTAGCTGAGATTTCGGTTTAACTTCAACGATTATAGTTTGACCGCTTCTAAGTCTAACAACAAAATCAGGAAAGTAATTGTGGTAGTTATTATCTAGAGCATTGAAATACTTTATTCGCAACGATTCCGAAGACCACCATTCGATCTCCGGATTTCGTTCACAGTAGATACAGAATTTACGTTCCCATGATGATCGATAAATGATAGGACCGGCACCTTGATATTTTCTGCATTCGTTCAAAGGAAAATATCCTTGCCGGAATGCTGATTTCTTAGATGGTCGATTATTCTTTATCGAATGCATACATAGAATTACATAGAAGATACCTTAGCGCCTCCGCTAATTAGCTTCTCAGCTTCTTCTTCGGTATATCGAATGGTCTCTTCTTGATCTTCGGCATTGAAGATGTAAGCTCCATCAGTAACACCTTGAAAGATCATCGATTTCTTTTTTCCGTCGACGGTCATCTCATATTCCTTTCCGGGAATTAGATCTGCCAAAGTCTTAACAGTTCCCTCTGTGCCTTCTACTTCATCAGCAGTTGTCGGATTGAATCCCTCAGCGTCGGTAGCCTCCTCTACTTTGTAATGTTCGTTAACGAACTCTTCAAAGGTCAATAAACTTTTCATATGTGTTTGATTTTTGTTATTTATCTTAATTGATCGTGTCGTTATTCTACGATCATTTTAGTTCCTTTCATCGTCACGGAATGACCCATACCTTTCAAATTTGCGGCTAGATCTTCAGCTGATTTCAAATTCACATTAGATCCAAATTCAATTTCGAAAGTTTTTCCTTTTCGAACCGGAAGAATTTGAGTAGCTTTGATTTCGGCTTTAATTGCAGCCTTTGTGATATCATCGTGTAATTGTTGAGTACTTTCATCAATAGATGATATATCAATAGAACTCTCATTAAGAAATTCGCTAAAAGTCTTGAAGTACATATCAAAGATCTTTAATTCCGTCTTTTTTGTAAACTTCATATGCCGCTCCAGATTCACCAGAATCAATCATTATCCATTCACCTGGAATTTCCCAAACAGAACCAATTTCACCGATTTTCGGATGCTTTACTTTCTTTTGTTCGGGCGCTAGTTTTTTGATTTTTTGAACGATTTGATTGAATGTCGATTGATCTGCTTCATCTCCATCTACCGTTTCGATTTTATCGCCTAATTTAGATTGAACGAAAGGATAAATGTCAAATTCCTCATCGAATGTATACCAATCAAGTTTTGCCTCGTTTAGGTTTTCGTTAAGGAATTCTTGAAATGTTTTAAGTTTTTTCATTGTTTTGTTTTTTTAATTTCCTGAGTAAACCGGAACTGTTCCTCCGGATGCAGAGTCAGTAGAATTCCAAGCTCCCTTAACATCCGGTCTTACATCATGCCATGTTGATGTATAAGTTCCTGTTCCCAAAGTTCTCTTAGGGTCTGTGTTAAGTGAAGTATTTTTTGCGTTTACGTTTTGAGGATCTCGTGTAATTTCCGCGGTTTGTGCAAGAGGATTTTGAACATCTCCAGTCTCTTCCGAAACTAGAGGAGAACCTTTAAGAATCTTATTGATTTCTTGTATGTAGCTAACTTCATCCTCATCAAGCTTTCCTCTCACATACTTGGCAATCTCTCTCATCAATTTGGATCTTTCTGTTAATCCCTTTGATAGATTTTTAGATTGTCGTTTTCCTAAAGGCATCATAGAAGATGAACTTGGATATTTTGAAAGTTCATCTAATTTAGACTTAAGATCAGAATCAGAATTAAGTTTGTCAGCTAATTTCTCGGCCACTTTCTTATATTCTAGGAATCTTTCTGACTTTTTGAATTCATTCATTTTAGATGAAATTCCTTTTCTCCAATTACTGAAGACTGAACCACCCATTCGAACACCTCCACCGGATATATCTCCGGCTTTAATCATATCGGAAGCTAAAACACCTTTTGTAACTTCCCACCATTGAAGACCTTCATTCATTTCATCGTGAAGAACCATGTATTGAGATTCGCAAACATGCATAACTCCTTTATTGTCTCTAAAAACAACCTTTCCGTTTGATGTTTCTTTAGAAATTATCATTCCTGAGTAACCATCAAGAGATGTTACATAATCACCAACTTTTAATTGACATCCATCAAATGTATAATTCGGAGTTGCTTCTACTAAGAATTGTTCGTAGGTTCTCAGGTTTCTCATTAGTATGCTAGTTTAATTTCAATTGCATTTCTTCTCTTTAGAAGTCCTTCAATTTCGTCATCGACGAGATTAAGACGACTTCCATAACGATTTGCATCGTCATCTGACCATGCATTTCCCTTTTCTCCGGCTTCAGCTTCCATATCGTCATAGATATTTCTTCTTTCAGCATAAGCGTCTTTAAGATCTCGTGATATGTCCCATAGTTGATCTTCTAAAGCTTCTCTCTTCTTTCCGTAAACTCTCTTTTTCATTCTCTCTTTCTGAGCTGTTACTGCTTTCTTTCTATCTTCTTTAGAAGCTCGAATAGCCATGAGAATTGGATCATTTATGTCCATTTCATAGAGTTCACTTTCATTAACAATAAAACGAGATGAATCTATGATATATGAATCTCTGTCAGATCCAATGACTCTAAGAGCACCTCCGGCCATAGAATCAAAAGTGAAAGGATCATCGAGGATTTTTTTCATATGCGGCTTTGTAGATGCATATTCGCTTTTGGCAGCATCTGAAAGACTAAGCTTAGTTCCCTTTTTGATCGTATGAAATGATTTATCAGCGAATTGAAATTTCATCGCTTCATTGATAAATTCTTCGAATTTAGGTATGTGAGTTTTCATTCTTCTTCGCTAGTTGATTTTTTCGTAGCGTCCTCATCTTGATCAGATTCAGAATCATTAGAATCTGTGCTTGATTGATACATTTTATCAGCCTTCTTCGTAATATCATTCAATTCAGATTGTGTAAGAGGAGAATCTAGAATGTAAGTGCTAGGATCTTGGTTAGTGAAGATCTTATTCCTTCCATAATCAAAAACAAAAAGAATTTTTCCATCTTTACTTACTTCATAAGTCTTAGAGAATGCATCCTTTTTGAATTCATACCCTTTATTCTTATTCTCCTGTTTCCAAGCAATCCACCATTCAGGTGACATTGATAAAATTCGATTAAAGCTTGATATTTTTGCTTCGTCGAGATTTTCTGTAACACGACCTTTCAGAAATCCAGCAACCTCTTCAATATCGTCTTTGGACGTAGAAATATGATCAGTTGCCCAGGCGTGACCATCTCTTAAAATTGCATTAACTCGTTTTGGATCCATTGAAAGCATAGAATTTACGCATTCTTGAATCATTTTCAGATTTTGAAAGAACATGTACTCATCAACATCCTCTTCTCCTATTATAGGAGTTACAGTTCCTTCTGGATTATCAATAGATGTCCTTTGTATGGCCATCACATTCTCCTTTAGAAAATCGGCATATGTTTTGAGATTCTTCAATCGATGAATTGTTGTTGATATTTATCCGTTAAAATAAACTTCAGACGCCGTGAAAGTGTTCTTAATCTTTGACAATCCATCATTGATCATTTTAATAGGTTCTGATGGATCCAGAGAACTACCATAACAAACCATTTCACATGAGTTTTGTGTTACTCCGTAGTCTACAAACGTACAATCAGAATTTTCGATGATCTTAATAACCTTATCCCATAGAGACTTTTGATTATTTTTCATCATTGATTGATCGAAGAATAAAGCAATCACAATTCCTCTGTCATGATCGGTGTAATACATTTTAGGAGCTTGAGCTTCATTTAAGAATTGACTAAATGTGAACAGGTTTTTCATAGATTGACGTTTTTATTATACAGAGTAGATCCCTTCAGAATCCGAGCTTCGACTCCCTTCTAATGAAAGAGTTCCTTTGTATTTGCCTGGATAAAGTTTATTCCATCCTTTTGCGTATCCATGCTTTGCTAATTGTGTATAATAAGCAAAGGCGTTTGTAGTTTTCTCTGGATTGAATCTATCCCAATACTTAAAAAGGTCTAGAAGCGCAAAACCGATACAATCTTCTTTATCTTGAGGATTATTGTATTTCAATTTTTGATTAGCTCGCTCGGCAATCAAAATTAGCATTGTAATTGCTTTAGGAGTTAACTCCTTTTTTTCTAGAGATATGCAAATTTCTTCGTATAGCTCTCTTGATTTAACATATAACATTCAAGAATTTCTTCTTTTTATGAACATTCATTAGATCAGATTTTAACAGACAAATTGCCTTTCAATGTTTTGGCTTTTTTTCCATCAGGTCTAATGATAGAAACCAAATCTTTGTCACCGCTTTGCGTATATTCAAGAGCATCAACTTTTACAATTTGTCCTTTTCGAAGATCTTTATCCGGTTTAATCATCGATGCAGAAACGAAATCCTCTTTAGCTTCATTCATAGATTCATTTGATTCGTTTATGAATTGATCGAAAGATGGTATATGAGTTTTCATATTTGAGTTTTTTGATTAAAGACAATGAACTCTTTAATGAGTTCATTGTCTTTTTATCCTTGATTTATTTCTTGTAAGCGATAATCTTTCCTGCATCACAGGCTTTATTGTATTCTTCGTCGGACATTTCGATAGGTTCATCACCTTCTTTTGTATTGAAGATATGAATTCCATCAGTCTCTCCTTGATATACGTAAAGCTTATCGTTGATGGTGTACTCCTTTCCAGGAACACAATGTGATTCTTTAATCAGATCGAATTTAGATAACATTCGATTCTGATCTTCGATTTGATTTTCGAGGAGTGATTTAGCCTTCTTGATATGTGCAGAATCTTGTAATCCATTGATTTTTGCGATAGATTCTAGATCGCTAAGAGATTCCATCAAAAACTTAATTCTTGATTCAATCTTATTAACTTCTTTTTCTCTACGAGTAGTTTCGGCTTTTTCATTTTCTAGAAGATGAGTAAGCGAATTTGAGATGTCATAATTCATAAAATCCTTCACGATCTTTACTGCATCTTCTGCACTTTGAGCCTCAATTAAAGTATTTTCCTTCATTCCTCGATTAACCTTCTGTATGAAGATCTTATCTTCAATATTGAAGATTGTCGCGGAAAGTCCTTCAAAAATAGATGAGGTTATTCTATATCCAAAATCAATCTCTTTGATTTTCGATCCTTCGTTGATTGCTTGAGAAATGAAAGCCAGTTTTCCAGTTTCTCCCATTTTCACAAAACCACCGGCCATCAAATGATTTTCTATTTTATTTGATTCAACCACCTTATTGTTAAGTTTGATGATTACATTTTCACCGAATTCTAGATCAAGAACGGAATTTGTGTTGGGATAAATTCGCATTCCTTTGTTAGTGAATTTTGCAGATTCTGCAATAGTAACAAGGGATTTAATAGAATCATTCAATTGATGATCTGACTCGGATAGAGACGTTCCATCTAATTCAAAGATCTTTCCGGAAGAAACAAAAACGAATTTATTTTCGTCGATTGCAACTACTGGTGAGTAGATTTTTGAAACTTGGAAATTAGGATTTTCTCCTCCGATAGAGCCTTTCAGCTTAGATGCATACTCATGAAGTCTCTTTACTAGAGGAATCCATTTATATTCGCTAGTGGTTTCTACAATCGAAATGACTGGATTATCTGATTCTGAACATTCTCTCAATTGAGTAATAGCCTTAGAGAAATAAGATTTGTTTTTGTCCATCTCGAGATCAAAAATAACTCTTTCGATCAAGATGAGTGTTTCATTTCGACGAAGAAAATCTTCACTCTCTTTAATGAAAGCGCCTATCGAATTCATCCATGAATAAGCATTCAATTCTTTGATAGCGGATTCTAGGATTTCAATTCTTTTAAGAAGAAATTGATCAGCTACTCGAGTCTTTTGTTCATTGATAGAGGCTGATAGAATCGCGTGGCGATCTTTGCTTTGCTCAACTCCTATATTCTTAAGCTCATTAAAGATGTCAGATGATCCTTCGGCTAGTTCAAGAGAGGCGATTTTAGCGTAATGCCTTTCAATGATCATTTTAGAAGTATTAGTTTTGTCTAGGCTTTGAAGAAGCTTAGAGAATCTTTCCTTAAGAGCCGAAGATTCCATGATTTTTTTGAGATTTGTCATTGATATATGATGTTTTTTGGTTTTCCTCTTATTTAGCAGCGCCAACTCCTTTAAGCTCAGGATATTTCTTCAAAACGGAAGCAACTATCTGTTTCTTAAGGTCTTTATATTGAGGCCAAGTAGCCCAAACTAGCGCGGTTGTAGCGTGTTTTTTATCATGAATTGGCCATGATCGATTACTAGGGAAAATGAAATCAGAATCTTTCAATTTATCTCTTTCCGCCGGAGATAGTTTTTCCTCTAAATGATATCCAAGAACATCGGAAAGAATCTCATCTTCTATTCCATCAATGTCCATTTCTAGAGCTTCAGATAATATCTTTTTGATTTTCTCTAATTTCTCTGCGTCTTTAAGGGCAGATTTAAGAGCTTGTATTTTAGTATCATCCTCACCCTCTGCCGATTCATCATCTTTTTTCTTATCTTCACTCTCATCATCAGATTTGAGTTTATCTAGAGCGGCCTTAACATCATCATCCGGTTTAGCTTTTTTAGGGTCAATCCCTTTAGCTAAATCCTTAGAATCCGCAGAAATTAAATCTTCAACATCATCTTCAAACAAACCTTCGTTGATATCCGATATTTCGTCAAAGTTGATATCAATAGATTCATTTAGAAATACTTGTGAAATTACTTTTCGTTTTCTTTCTTCATCGATACCAAGAGATGTGAGATATAAGTATATTTGTTGAGCGTTCTTTCCTTCATTAGCTAATTTACTAACGATCGGGAAAAGAGAACCTTGGCCATAATATGAATATGCACCAATCAAATTCTCACTCAAGAATTGTTCGTATGATTTTAGGCCCATTTGGAGATTTTCGTATTTTTTCTATATATCAAGGTCATGGAATATAACTGGTAGCTCCTCCATCCGGTGGAAGTAATGATGGACGAGTTATTGGCCATGCAGGTTCATTAGGCACACCGCCTTGATAAGAATGGATTAGCCCGGTTCCATATAATCCGGTAGAACCAGTACCTCCAGAATCAGCACCACCGGAACCGTCGATTTGTGTACCATCATCTCCAGTAAAAGGAAATTCACCTCCAGGAAATCCAGATGGAGGTGGCGCTCCGGTATTTGTGTTAAGTATATTACTACCAGGAGCCATTACGATAGGAGGGAGATATTGTCCTCCGCCGAAAGATTCCATTGTAGTTCCTGCAAATATCTCAGTACCTTCTTTGTAAACAGGAATATGTGACTTAATCTCTATAGAGAACGTGGTTTTGAATTCTCTCTTATCTGTAAATGAGAATTCTACGGTTCTTTCGTTAGTATAATTATCCGAAAAAACAGCCAGACAAGGAATTCTCGTGTAAGCGATATCAACCTCAAAAACCTTGTTTTTGAAGAACGTCTTGATAATAGATTCCGTACATTTCAGTTGATCAACGATCGAATCAGTATAGATGATACATTCCATAGAAAACGTGATAGGAACCATAAAAGCCTCAGATGAGTATGTTCTAAGAGTTCCATCTTGTTCTTGACGTTGATGTTGCATTCGAACATATTTATTGACAATCGATGACCCGTCGATTGTTATTCCCTGAAGATCTGATATCCCTCTAGGAATTTGATTGTAAAACGCTTCAGCTTTAGTTGATTCAGGGTCAAAGTCAATATTGTTCAAAAAGTTGTCTTGAAGATATCGCTCGGTACCAGTAGTACTGAAATAAAACGGAACCTTAACTAATCGGCGATTAGTGATATCGGAACCTACTTGATTATACCAGTGAATGGAATCATGAAGAGTTGCTAAAAATCCTATGAGGATGTTTCGGATAGCAACATCATCTTTATTAAAATGAAGATCATATACTGACATTAAGCGATTAGCTTTTTTTATATATCCTTATTAAGAGATCTTCTCGATGATAAGCTTAGAGAATCCTCCTTCTCTTACGGCTTCTACTCGTTTATCGAAAAGCTCCATAGGTAGCTCAGTATGATTGATAACCCATGTGTTTATTTGATTCTCTTTAGACACTTCATTTAGAATCTTAATAATTTCGTAGATGCCAGCAGAATCAACAGAAGAGAAGATTTCATCCAGAAAAAGTATATTCAACGAAGGGTATCGAATCTTTAATAGTTTAAGAAGTGCAATGATGATAACGAAATCTGCTTTTTTTCTTTCACCAGTTGACATACTTCGAGGATTGATTTCCTCTCCGAGAGATTGCACAATGCAATCAAACTTCTCGTTGAAGCGAATAGAATAGGGCAGATGTATTTGCTTAGACATATTGATGATAGACTGATTAAGAGTTGGCAAAATAGTCTTGGTAGCCAAATTCTTAACACCATCATCACCAAGAACTGATTCCACAATCTCTAAAAATGAATCCTCGCTTCGAGACTTGTCTTGTGAACTTCTCTTATCAGATATCTTTGATTGATTTTCTTGAATCAACTGAGACAAATATCCAGCATCCGCCTCTTTGTTTTCTTTGAGAAGATTCTCTATCTCAGATCGATATTGATTGATTCTAAGAGTTGAGCGAATCGAATTTTCGTTGAGATCTTTCAATTTAGATCCTATCAAATCTAGATTATTTTGAATTTCCATCATCTGAGATTTGATTTGTACTAATTCGTCATCTTTTGTTTTTCTCAGAGAACCTAGATCAATCTTTATATTTTGATGAGATTCACCTTCAAGTGATGATCCACAAGTCGGACATTGTGAATTTTCGTACAATTTGAGTTTTTCATCAATTGTTTTGATTTCATAACTCAACGCGCTTGAATTTTCACGACTTTCCGTGAATTTAGATTTGATTTCTTGATCTTTGTGTCGTAGTTTTTCTAGAAGCTCATCAATTTTTTTCTTTGATTCTAAAAGTTCAACAATTTTCTCTCTATATTCTTTGGCTAATTTAATTCGATCTTCGGATTTGTCTTTTTCTAGGTTATAGATTTTAGCTTGAATTGATTGAATGGATTCTTCTAAAACTCCTAGCTCATCTGTGACAGTTTTGACACTTTCTTTAATTGTTCGTCGCTCATTCCTAATAGATTCCTTCATCTGATTGATGACGGTAAATCCAAATAGTCTATCTACGATGTTTCTCTTATCACCTGGAGACATAGTTAAAAATGATCGAAAATCATTGATTGATAGAACGATGATATTTTTGAACACTTGATACGGGATATCAAATATCTCTAACTCTAGATAATCCTGAACATTAGTGTTTCCTGAAGTGTCGAAAGGAGTTCCGTCAATTATCACTTCGAATAGACCAGGAGAAATTCCTCGAACGATTTCTACTGTTCTATTTTTAGATCTAATGACTATTCTACACCAAAGATTTTTGTTGATTCGATTAGGTAGATCCGCTTTGTTCTTGCGTTCGATTCTTCCATAAAGAGCAAAGGTTATCACTTCGGATATGGTACTTTTTCCATGTCCATTTCCTCCCATTAACAAATAAAGCTCGCCTAAGTCGGAATCAAAATCAATTCTCTGAATAACGTTACCATATGAATTGAAATTTTTCCATTCGATTGATTGTATCCTCATAGTCTTTCTTCTTTAACAACGTCAACGTATAGTTGATTGATTTTGTTGATGACTCTTTCTTTTGATCCATGATCTAGACTTTTCATAGAATCTACGTATTTTCGACAAAGTCCAAAGATATTAAATGTTGATTCAGATTCATCTTCACCAATCTCAATCGATTCATGAATTCCTTCCTCAAACGGAATCACCTCTAGTTTTTTTGTTATTGAACTTAGCTCATCGATAATCGACGTAATTTGATAGCGAAGAAGATAATCAGAAGGTACATAAAGATCAACTCGGTTGTTCTTACAGATATCCTTTAATTCACCAAGAGAGGAGTTAAGGAATCGATTGAGATGAATTCGAATAAATTTCGGAGAGTATTCGTTTTCAAAGAATTGCTCTTTTCCATCATTCAGATCGAGAATATACCATCCCTTTTTGTTACCAGCATCCGATCTAGTCATTTGATAGGGATTACCTATCATGGTGACATTTCCTCGGCTCTGTCCCCAATGAATATGTCCTGAATAAACCCTTCTAAACTTGATCAAATCATCTAGATTTAATCCCTCTTCTACATCTCGAGAATTATCAAATTTGAGATGTCGGATATTGGTGTGACAAAACATGTAATGACATAAGTGAGTCTCATTTTCTTTAATGCATAGCTTTTCTTCTTCATCATTGCTTCTCCATGGCATAAAAAGCGCCTTAGTATTAGGAAATTCCGCAACGATCGGCTCTTTGATGATATGCACTCGTGGAATATATTTCAGAACATCTAAAGATGAAACTTCATTACTGGTTTTTCTCATGACATCATGATTACCTGCGATGACATAAACTCCATCAACAAAAATAGAAGAAAGTTCTTCAAATAAACGAATTCCTTCGTGAAGGACTAGAAGATTGACGGATTGTCGATTGTCAAAGACGTCTCCGCAATGAATGAGTATATCTCCAGGTTGATAGTGTTCTCTTACCTTTGGAATGAAGTCTGAGTTGAACCAATCCTTCATCATATCAAGCCACTCAATCGAATTTGATCTAGCTCCAAAGTGAGTATCGGAAACTATAAACGCACGTTTTGCTTCTATTTTCATCAGAATAGGAAATTTCGTCTTTTCAGGTATCCTCTATTTCTAAGTTCTATAATCAATTCTGTTTTGAAAGTATTTGACAGTGATTCATAGAATTTTTCTGGAGATATGTCATACAAATCCGTTAGAGTCGAAAATATCTCGATCTTTGGTTTGTTCGGTAGATTGCTTACAACATATGAGTAGATTTCATTGATTTCACTCTTATTAACTTTCAGATATTCACCGTCTTCGACCGGTAAAGTCATTCGATGAAACCTTGGGTGTAAAAGTATCAATGAACTAACCAAATCTTTTGCAACCGTTTCGTCTATTATCTCATCAAGCCTCTTCTCTCGATGCGAATCTTCTATCGAAAATTTCGTAGTCGAAAGATCGAAATCCGATGATCCATAATCGTTACCAAATATCTTGTCTCGATTTAATTCCAATTCTGGTTCGGGTTCAGTCTCCTCACCTTCTAATCTTTCTTCATCAATCATGTTAGTTTGTTGTGTTTATAACAGTATCACTTTCGGTCAATCTCATATAGGAGTAATCGATTCGATACATGCATCGGCTATTTTTTCCTGTTCCATTTCGGACCTTGAGAATCTTTAGCCAATATTCGTTATTCATTAGCATTGAAGAATCTTGAATGATTCCATAAATCATGTCAGCGGTATGTGATAGTCCAGCAGATTCAGCGATATGTCCCATATTAAGTTCTGTTGAATCATAGCCGCCTCGATTGATTTGTGTCGCACTAATTACGACCCATTCGTTTCTGACTGCCATTGCTCGAAGATCTTCTGCAATTTGCTTGATCTTCATGTATGTGTTTTCAGAGTTTGGATTTCGGAAGTTAGATAGAATGTTGATATAATCAATGATTACGACTTTTAACT